CTTCTACCGAAGAAGTTGACAACCCAGCAGACCAAAGAAGCTGTCAAGAAACGACGATCTTCTGACTTCTACAAGAAGATTGTTCCAGTTCCAGTAGTGAAGGAGACGAAGAAGAAGACAATCATCGACCAAATTCTAGCAGCTTGATCACTCACTCAAATGCCTTAGGCAGGAGATATTAATGGCCTACAAGAATATCATTGTCGTTCGCAAACCCGGAACAATAATCACTCAGGGTTACATCGAACGAGCGGTGAAGAATGCTTCTTACATGGGCGTCGCTGTTGTCCATGAAGGAAAGCTTGTCATCGAACATAGGAAAGGATCGCCGAAGATCGAAGAGATCAGAAAGATTCAAGATGGTTTGATGGATAATCACATCGTCTTCAATTTCACTGACAAGCCAGAAATTCTCGATACGGATATGCTTCCGTTTCGAGTTGTCCTAGACAAGGACAAAGGTGATGAAATCGCTGTCTTCATGGATGGCAATTTCGAAGGATATGCAGTTCCGAAGTCGTCACACACCGACGAGTTCCATGCCTTCGATGATTTCATCGGTAAGAAACTTCAGAAGATTTACCGGATTTCAAATGCTGGTCTTCCGGGGTTGTATGCAGAACTGCAGGACAAGCTGACGCAACAGGAGTTTCAAAACTCTTGGACTTCCCGTGGCTTCATGGCATTTCTGACTACTGCTGGTGAAGCAATCACCATCATGAACAAGGGGAATGTATTCGCTCAAGAATTCCCGTGGGGATGGACTTCCCATAGTTTGAATTATACCGAGAAGGCGAGTACGCCTCCGGCTCCGCCCGAGATGTCCCTTCTCGAAAAGCTTAAATTGAAAGCAGCAGGTAAGGCTGAAGCTCCGCCTCCTGCTGCACCTGCTCCTGTTGATCCTCCGAAGACGGATGTCGTTCTGCCGAAGGATGACGACAAGTTCGAGGAGATCAGTCTTCCGCCTGAAGCGAAGGATTGGACCAACAAGCAGAAGATCAACTGGTGGGTTGGTGAAGTCGGCTACAAGCCCGAGGGTTATAAGATGCTCTCGACTAAGGTCAAGAGGACGAAGGGTACCAAGGTTGGCATCCTTGCTCCGTTGGCTTCCACCAATACCGTCGAACCTACCTCTGAGCCTGTCAAGCCAGTGGAATCTCCGGTCGAGCCGGGGAAGGATGTCACCCCGCAGCACGTGCTACCTGCTGTCAACGGTGATGTCATGCCGATCATCTCTCCGAAGCAGAAGCTCCTGCTCAAGACGAACTGGATGAAGGATGCCGAAGTATCCCGTCTGATCGGAGATGATCTCAAAACTCTTGCATACGATCCGAAGAAGTTGCAAGAGTTCGAAGAGCAGTACCAGACGCTCGCTGATGGATTGGGTCTCAATCCAGAGCGTCTGTGGTTGTCGTTCGAAGCGTTGATGAAGCTTGGCCAGACCGATATCAAGGCACTGGCTATCTATGCCTTCAACTGCCAGAACGACCACAAGAAGAAGATGTTGGAATTGCAGTCTGTATACTCCAATCCCAGCAACAAGATCGCCAGAGCGGCGATGTAACGTAGCTGTCCCCCGCTACGCGGTAGACTAAAGTCCCGGTACCCCGGAGAATAACACTGTAACTCCGGGGTATTTACTTTGCTTATGTTATTTAAATCGGAGAGAAAGATGTTCGGCAGGACTGCAACTCAGGAGAAGGTCGATGAAGAAGTTCTTCACTTGGAGAGCATTCGTAACTCCATCAAAGAGATTATCGAATGGGATAAAGATCGTCTTCAATTCACTCCGGATTATCCTACCTTATCTCAGCGTCGTAGCCATCTCTTCTTCGTACCTGATGATATGGCTCAACTTCAACATAACCACAACCTTATTCATGGAGGCAGTCTTAGCGGCTTCTATCCTCTTGCTTATGGGTATACAACTAAACGGTTCTCATTCGTCAAGAAGGAACTCGGACTGAAGTCTTTCCCTATTGCATTAGAACTATCCAGAGACACACAAGACAATCTTCCTGTGTGGATGTCTGATGAGTATAGACTTCGTGGAGAAATATACGCCATCCGTCCACAGCAGTTTATTGTTCTTGACACACACCGTCAGAATGGAGTACAATTCGAGAGAGTTAAGCTCAATATCAACATCGGGTTCCAGAAGTATTATAAACGGAAGGGTAAACCCGATTATTTTCTTGAGCGGGAAGAAATGATTACAGTACCGATGTTTATGTACGTCGGGCGAGAAGCATACTGGAAAGACCAGCTTGAGGCTGGCTTCTTTGATTTCAAACAAGTAACACTTAAGGTAGAAGATAGATTGTGGCTACGGGAGTATTACGAGTACAGTCGAGTAAGATAAGCGAGCAGCACATAGCGTGTCCAGTCTGCCCGTCTTCAGATGCGTACTGCATATACGAGGACGGGCATGGACACTGCTACTCGTGTGGTTATCATTTAAATAATAAGAGTTCTACTATTTCAGACGAAGGTTATACATATGAGTTCCTCGATTGGCGAGGCATTAGTAAGGAAACATTCCGTTACTTTGATACTAAAACTAAGTGCGATGGAACCGGAAAACCTATCGAACTTGGTTTCCACTATCCGAACGACAGTTTCAAGATACGGAGTATCGATACAAAAGATTTCCGTTCAGTAGGTGATATAGCTAAGGCAGGTTTGTTTGGTCGTAATAAGTTTACGGCAGGCAGTCACAAGTATGTGACAATAACCGAAGGAGAATTAGATGCTCTCAGTTTGTATCAGGTTCTTAAGTCGCCTGTGGTTTCTGTTCGGAGTAGTTCTTCTGCTAAGCTGGACTGTTCAATGGACCGATCCTGGCTTAACTCGTTTGAACGCATATACCTTGCGTTTGACGCAGATGAGCCGGGACGCGATGCAGCCGCTTCTGTCGCTAAGCTCTTCGATTACAACAAAGTATTTCAAGTAAAATTCCCCGGTGGCAAACGTAAGGATGCCAACGATTTTGTTTCCAATGGAGAGTCTGATGAACTGAGACAACTCTGGTGGAATGCGAAAAAGTTTCTGCCCGAAAACATCATCAGTACTCGGGCAGAGTTTAAGAAGGAACTCTTCAAACCGTTGAAGGTTGGTGTTCCGTATCCATTTCCAACTCTTACCAGTATGACATACGGTATGCGTACTGGTGAAGTAGTCCTACTGACTGCTCAAGAGGGTGTCGGTAAGACTGAAGTATCCCATGCAATCCTGCATAAATTACTGAAGGAGACTAAAGATGCGGTTGGCGCCATATTCCTTGAGGAGAGCAAGCAGAGACTTCTACAAGCACTCGCAGGGATTGAACTCAAGGCTCCTGTCCACCTTCCAGAATGGTCTGGTGAACCTTCTGAGATCGAGCGTGCTATCGATACGCTGGTACCCACCGATGATCGTCTACATATCTATTCTCATTTTGGGAGCGATGATGCAGACACTCTTCTGGACACTATTCGGTTTCTCGTTTCTGCGTGTGGCTGCAAGTGGGTTGTGTTTGATCTTATTTCTCTTGCCGTTTCAGGTCTTGGCGGAGATCGAGAGGAAAAAGCTCTCAGCTACCTCTCAGGAAGACTAGCTCTTTCTACTCAAGAACTTGACTACGGTCTCATTATGGTGAGTCACGTCAACGACTACGGTCAGACACGTGGCTCACGAATGATCGGTAAGGATTGTCATGTTCGTATCGATCTTACACGTGACCTCAAAGCAACTGATGATAGGTTGCGACGAACAACTGACGTCACCATTAGTAAGAATAGACCTGCTTCACGAACTGGTCCAGCAGGGAAGTTACTATTTGATCCTGCAACATATACATTATCTGAAGATTTTGGAGATGACTTAAATGCCTGACGACCTCACACCAGAAGAGCGTGAAGAGTGTTTGCAGGAGTATTTAGATATATTTCGTAATAGTAGTGGAAATATGACTGCCGAGGTTAATTTTCGTATTATGTTGAAGAGATTAGGTATCGACAGAGATGAGATCGATTACCTCGTAAGGACGAACAGACCATGAAAACAATCGGGCAGGTAGTCAGCGAAGATGACGTAACGACGCCCTTCGGGCGTCTAGTTATTCACGAATACAAAGATCAACGTTGGGTTGATCCATGGTGGTATAGCCTGCCACAGGCAGGCGTAACGTTAAGGTTAACTAATGGGAACATACAACAAATTAAGCAACAACAGAGTAACGAATATCCTCGACAAGATGATAGAAATAAAATCATTCAAGAAGACAGCAAAAGAAACAGGTGAATGTATCTCTACTGTCTGGAAGATAGCTAAAGAGAACCCACTGTGGGAGTGGGCTAGAACCCATTCAGAGCCGCACTGATGCGTTATTTTATTTAGGCTAGGGTAGTAGCCATTTTAAGAAATAACGCATGTACGGCTTTCTAATGGCCTTCTAACTATGGTTTAAAAGAGGTTTAAGATGACTCTTACAGAAATCCTTGATGAGGAGGAAAAGAAAGCTCATCCGAAGCCTCAGTTGAGAGTTATTACAGGTGGTAAGGGTCCTCCAACTAATAATTCTAACAGTGAAGATTGGTTAATTAATCTTCAGAAAGGAGCAGTATTTAGTTGCAAAAGAAGAAATACTACTGTAGAGTTGGATGTCTACGGTGTAAGTTTTAAACATCCTAAGACAGTAGTTTTGTTTAATGCTCTTGGTACTACACCACCTAGAGCGGTGGATACGAGAGAGTTTTGTAAACAATACATCCTATTCGAAATAATCGATGAAGGTGGCAAAGAACCACTAGAGGTAGAAAATGACGGTATACGGTCCATACGACCTCTCAGCATGGAAGACAATGCTGATGCTGAGGGAAGATAACGACAACATGAAGAAGCTTGATGAAAGCAAACATGCCATCGCCATCAAGTGTAACAATAACTGTCTAAAAGAGTTTTACAGGCAGACACTAGCTGCCTGATTTGGTGATTTATGGAAGATGATTTCTTTTGGACTTGGACTACCCAATATGACACAGAAGACAATTTGTACTATGTTCGCTTAGAAAAGATGGAATTAGGTACTTGTAATACTCTGTTCCAATTAGACTACGGACGATTTAAAGATTACCAAGAAGCAATGGATTTTATAGCAACTCTTCCTGAACCTGAAGAGGCTGCAGAAAATGAAGCTAAAGTATTTAATTGCGGATAGTAATTGACATTGAATGTAATGCTTTAGAGAACCCTGACCGGATATGGTTGGTGGTCTGTAAAGATATTGATACTAATGAACTGTATAAGTTCTACGATATAACTAAAAGGAAAGACGAACGTGAAAGACTTACTAGGCTTCTTGAAAGATGTACCGAAAGTGGTAGTTTACTCATCGGGCACAATCTTCTTGGGTATGATTGGCCTATCTTATGTGCCTGCCTTGCAATGGATACCCAGACTATTCTGGGCAATGCTATTGACACACTCATAATCTCTAAGCTGGTAGATTACAGCAGAGATGGACATTCAATTGAAGATTATGGTAAGGAGTTTAATTTAGAAAAAGGGAAGTTCTCAGACTTCTCGAAATTCTCCCAAGAGATGGAGGACTACTGTGTCAGAGATGTTGAGATATGTCGGTTGGTTTATCTTAAGTATCTTCGCTATATTAATAATAGTGAGCACCGTAGGAGCATTAATCTCGAACAGCAATTTCAGATTGTTGTTAATGATCTCCATCGGAGTGGTTTTTGTTTCAATTCTGTACGGGCAAGCAAGCTCCTAGATAAGGTAACTGAAGAGCTTCAAGTACTAGACAGAGATATTCTAGAGGCATTCCCACCTAGACTTCGTTTAATTAGGGAAATACATCCTAAGGAGACTAAGTATGGTACGTTGTCTAAGACGGACTTTCGTTGGCTTGCTGACGGTGATATTACCGAGTATAATGGTGGGAGTTTCTGCAGGTGCCGCTGGGAGTCTTTTAACCCTAGTTCTCACAAACAGATCATTGATGTCTTACACACAGCGGGATGGAAACCTCTTGATAAGACCAAATCTCATATCGATGCCGAAAGAGATTACAATCGAATTAAGAAATCCCGAAGGGTGGCCGAACAGTCGGAAGATTTATCTTCCCTTGAATTAAAATTAAAGGAGTTAAAGAAGAGTGGTTGGAAGGTTAACGAAACCAACCTAGAGACTTTGCCAGTAGGGTCTCCTAAGCCTGCTCGTCTACTGGCGAAGCGCATCCTGCTTGAGTCCAGACGTAGAACCCTCACAGAGTGGACAGCTCTCTGTGGTGCCAATGGCCGAATACATGGGAAATTCTACGGCATCGGCGCTTGGACTCACAGGATGGCGCATCAAAATCCTAATACTGCGAACATCCCCAACGAGTATGATACACAGGGAAAAAAGAAACTGCTTGGGAAGGAGCTTCGTTCTCTGTGGTGTGCTCCCAAGAACAGATTACTCGTTGGGGTTGACGCAGAAGGCATTCAATTAAGAATATTTGCTCATTACATTAATGATCCTGAATTCACTGAAGCTCTAGTCAAGGGGAAGAAGGATGACAAGACCGATCCACATTCGCTTAATCAACGGATACTTGGAAGCGCTTGTCGATCCCGAGCTGCTGCTAAAAGATTTATCTATGCACTCTTACTCGGAGCAGGCTTGGGTAAGCTTTCTGAAATATTGGACGCTTCGGAGTCCGACACTCAAGCTGCTCTTGAGCGTCTCATTTCCCGTTACTCTGGGTGGCGTATACTTAAGGAGGATGTTTTCCCAAAGGATGCAAAACGTGGATGGTTTGTCGGTTTGGATGGGCGAAAAGTCCGTATACCTTCGGATACTGAAGGTGGACGTAGACACTTGGCAATGTCAGGCTATCTCCAAAATGGAGAAGCAGTTGTAATGAAAATGGCCACACTTAAATGGTGGTCTAAGTTAGATGATTTTGATGCCATGTTAGTGAACTTCGTTCACGATGAATGGCAAGTAGAATGTCCAAACAATGTGGAGACAGCATTAACAATAGCAAAGACGATGGCAGATAGTTTAAGAATAGTTGGTGAAGAGTTGAAATTAAACTGTCCATTAGCTGGTTCTTATTGGAATGATGATTTAAAAGATTATACTATTGCAACTAATTGGAGTAAAACCCATTGAATATTAATAAAATTGATAATGGATATATTATTGAATATCAAGTAAACATTACTGAAGAAGGTAAATCTAATTGGGATAGTTCTTATACATATCATAAGTATGCTTTCCAGAACTGGGATGAAGTCTGTAACTGGCTTGCTAAGAATGAAGATAAGGTTGATTATTAATGCAATATAACGTAGACTATAGCTTTAAGACTGAACAATGTGGTATTGTTTTGATTGAAGCAGATGATCCAGAACAGGCTGAACTGTTCGCTCGTGAATGGGTTATCGAAGAGTTCCCTGAAGCAATGAATATTGAAATCGATAGCGTTAAGGAAATTTAATTGGCTAATGAGTATTTATACGTCCAAGGTAAGCTAAGTTGGGTGAGGTGTGACAAGCCTGACGAATGGGGTAAGTGGAAGGCTACTATCCATCCTACTCCTGCTAGCCTTGAGAAGATCAGAGACCTCCAAGCAGAGGGTCTGAAGAATGTTCTTAAGAAGGATGAAGATGGGTATTACGTGTCCTTCTCTCGTCCTACTCAGAAGATGATAAGAGGAAAGGTAGTTGGATTGACTCCTCCACCGATTATTGGTGAGGATGGTGCACCATTTACTAAGGCTATTGGCAATGGTAGTGGTGGTATCCTTAAGTTAGAAGTTTATCAACATAACACTCCCGGTGGTGGTAAAGCTAAGGCTGCACGATTAGAGAGTGTTAAGATAACTGACCATATTCCTTTTGAAAGAGAGAAAGATTTCGATCCTAAGATGTTAAAGGAAACATCAGGATTGGATGATCAGAAAGAGGAGCTTTGGTAATTGAATTCACCTAGCCGCCCTAGGTGAGTGCCTGCGAAGCAGGCTAACGTCCGCTTCGCGGACTACTTGGAGGGAGGGTATACCGTCTGCTTTACTCTCCCTCCATTTCATTAAATAGTTTAGCCTGTCTAGCTCATATGGTAGAGCCCCACATGGTAAGCCTGTAATATCAGGTGCGAAAGCGTGGGAGAAGGTGTGTCAGACTCTCCGGCAGGCTGATTTAATTTCACCAGTGGTGTAGAAACGTAGGAGGTATAGCCTCAGCACACCCATTCGAAGTACTTCTACTGCGGTAGAAGGAACAGTAGGGAGACGACGGAGTTGCGATCCGTTCTGGTGAAGAGTTGCTCGGTTTGACTGGTCTGTCCAAAGGACTAAAATTCCTTGAGCACAACCCTATGTTGCAGGTGTGATAATATCAGGTGCAACATACAGCAGCAAGGTCAGGCTGCAACACGCCAACCGAAAGGTTGGCTAACGCGTTAACTCGATGCAGGCTAAAACAGAGTGGCAGTGAGTCATGCCAAACGACTCAAGCGTGAACCGCTATACATCCGGTGGCAGACGAGTAACAGCCTGCTTAGTCACTGATTCGGTGACGGCAAATGTATAGCCGACGCAACGATCCTGTACATACCGGCTATCCAAGGTAGCGCTGAGATGTGGGCTCGGTAGTGTGTACTGATTGTGGTAGTATGTGAGGCTCAACCCGGATAACCACGTGGCCCCTGAGACCTCAAAACATCCGTTAAGCAGAAAGGTTACAAGTTGGCAGAGATAGAAGATGCTTTCCTGTTCCCCGCATGGTTGCGGTGCCCCTGCGATCATTCAGGTGCGACTCCTGATTAAAGCTGAGATAGCGGCGAAGGATGTAGGTAAGTCGGGAATGGCGGTTCGATCCCACCAATGTTAGTGGTAACAACCCGGCGAGTATTAGCAACTCTTCTTGCTGTGATGCGGGTGGAATGAAATCCACTATAGACCGGAACCCTGCGCCGGTACTTGTATGACGCCTTGAAGCTCGATGTTGAGACGAGCTACGCTCGTCGTAACGCCACCTTCGGTGGCTGATCGCTGGAAGTAACAAACTTCCTAATATCCCTCAAACTCCTTAAGCGTAAGTGTAGCTCTGAACTACACCCAGGCACTGTGTGCAAGGTGACTACTGTCTCATTAGCAGCAAAACCAATGGATCAGGTGGATATGTCGTCCGTAACCTATTAGGGAGATCAGTGGTGAACTGATGTCTTTGACTAAGCCCAAATCAATACGGATAAGATCGGGACCGTTCCGGAAGTCTAACTTCTGGTTCACTCTCTGATGAAATGCAACGGTTCGACATGGCGGTAGGGCGAAGGCCCCCACGATGGTGGAGCAATCCGGACCATGAAGGCCAAGGTCTAGGTATAAGTCCCAACCGGGTAGACACGGGTACTTAAATGTACAAACGGCTACAGGGTAAGGCTGAAACTGAGATAGACCCATCCGAATAATTTCTAGTAGCGCCAGATTAGCGTGAACAACTGCAGAGGCTAGACAAACAAAGTTTGTCGCATGTCGATCGAAGATCGACTAGTGGAGAAATACCATGACATTGCAGCACAGGATAGTGAAGATGCCTCAAATAAGTGATTGTAAACAACTCGGACAACCTCCTTAATAAGAGAGGCAGCCGAGGGAGGGGAGAAATCCCTCCCTCAAGCCTCCAGACATGGAGACTACAATGCGACAATACAGAAGCTCATTCGTCCAAGACTTGATTGATTTTGAAACCTTCCTCGAAGAACGAGAGAAGAAGAGTAAGGAAAAGAACAAGGAGAAAGATAAGCCTAAGCAACATCGATTTACCTTCACAGAAGGTATGTTGATTGCATTCATGGCTCAGTACTTCCTTGGTCCTATGGTCCACGCTTACCTACATGCACAGGGATTGCAATGAGCATCCATGAGAAATGGTTCATCAGTGATACGCACTTCTTCCATGCGAACATCCTGAAGTTTACGGACGATGCCGGTAAGCGTATTCGTCCATTTAATAGTTTGGATGAGATGCACTCCATAATGATTGAACGTTGGAATAGTGTGGTTAAACCTAACGACTACGTTTATCATCTTGGAGATGTCACCTTCCGGTATGACCGTGCATTCAATGTTCTTATGGGTGCTCTTAATGGTCAGAAAAGACTAATTCTAGGCAACCACGATAAGATCAAAGGAACTGATCTTATGAAGTGGTTCGAAAAGGTTGATCTCTGGAAAGGATTTAAAGAATATAACTTCACAGCTACACACATTCCACTTAGGCTTGAGAGTCTCCGTGATGGTGCATTCTGTGTTCACGGTCATATCCATCAGAATATGATGGAAGACCCTCATTACATTAACGTCTCAGTAGAAGTGCGGAATTACACTCCTGTCCACATCGATGAGATCGGAGCAGAGATTAAGAAAATAACTTGAATAATATCTACCAACTCATACCCGACATCTACCAACTGGTAGGAGGGTCACATGGCATCACCGATACTGCAGCATCCAATCTGGGAACTAATGTTGCGAACGCTATCCAGAAATCTCTCGGAGCACAAGAAAGGCGTGGGCTACGGTTGTCAGGACTTGGGCCAGATTGTCCCAAAGCGTTGTGGCACCGTTGTAACACACCCGAACTTGCAGAACCAATCCCACCTTATGCCCGTATCAAATACGCCTACGGACACATCATAGAGCACCTCGCGATAGCTCTAGCTAAAGAAGCAGGTCATGAAGTCACGGGAGAGCAAGATGAACTCATCGTCGATGGAGTTACTGGCCACCGGGATTGCGTCATTGATGGTGCAATCGTTGACGTCAAATCTACTTCTAGTGTGGGCTTTGCGAAGTTCAAGGATAAGACTATCGCTCAAAACGATAGCTTTGGTTATCTGGATCAGTTGGACGCCTATCTGGTGGGATCATTGGATGATCCTCTGGTCCGGATAAAGGATAAAGCTTATCTCCTAGCTATCGATAAGACGCTAGGTCATATGTGCTTATACGAGCACAGATTAAGAGAAAAGAATGTCAGAGAGAGAATTAAACAATATAAATCGTTGGTTGGATTATCGTCTCCACCTCCTTGCGAATGCAAGACTATCCCTGAAGGAAAGAGTGGGAATATTGCGCTCGACGTCAGAGCTAGCTACAGCCCTTATAAATTCTGTTGTTTTCCCAACCTTCGGACTTTCCTCTATTCGTCGGGTCCTAAGTATCTTACAAAAGTGATGAGATTACCCGACGTACCAGAGTTGACAAAGACTTTACATTAGTGTAGAATAAAGGAAGAATCATGGGTATTTGTTATCAGTTAATGCTTTGTGATGAGTTTGACTGGGATTATTCCAATACAAATAAAGAAACTCGTCTTAAAGAATTTGCAGAAGAATATATGAGGGCTGGGGCTTACCAATGTGATTTAATAGCTCAATGGCCTAATAATGCAGTATTTGATGTAGATAAGCGTGGACCATTTTTAGAACGTTTAGAAGTAGTTAAGAAGTATTGTGATGCTGCATATTACAATATGGATATCCAACTTTGGAATTGGATTAAGGTAGAATTTTAATGGGTGATACTTTAAACTATAAGTTCTGGGCTATCAGAGTTGAGATTAAGAAACTCAAGAAGTTAATTAAACTGTTTCCTAATAGTGTGTATATCAATGAACGTAAAGAACGACTTACTAATCTTCAGAAAGATTTAGAAGAGCTTGAGTCGTAACGCTTATCTTCTTAGAAGATTTGGAATTACAGAGGCCCAATATGGTGAAATTCTACGGAGCCAAGAAAACTGTTGTGCAGTTTGTCGAAGGCCTGCTTCAGAGTTCAAATGTCGGTTGGCAGTCGATCACGATCACAAATCCGGCGAGATCAGGGGAGCCTTATGTGTCTATTGTAATCGATATGTCGTCGGAAGATACCGTAAAGGTTCTGGAACAGATTTACTTCAAAACGCTATAAATTATCTCAATAAGGAATATACTGGGTGGTTTGTTCCACCCAAGAAGAAGAAAAGAAAGAAGAGACGTGTACGACGAAGGGGAAGATGACATGTATACCAAACAGTATAACGAAGGTGAGCTTCGCTTTCATGGTACTACGATGTTTTGGGTTGGTGTTGGTTCTGGGGCAATAGGAGCAATACTGTTTGAGTATTTTCTAATGTGGTTGGCTAACTGGGTTTGACTGACTATTCTGCTGTTCTAGAAGTGTATTCTCTTTCAGATATTCTAGAACTAAATGACATAACTGAGGAAGAAGCGTTAGAGACTCTTGTCGAACAAGGCTTCCTCAGATTACCTGAAATAAGAGCAATAGATTTTGATTAAGAAATCAGGACATCCCACTAATAGGGGTGATCGATTAAGAATAAATAAGAAGAAAGCTATTCATAAGAATGCTTCTCCTGTTTATAAACTTCTGAAAGAAAAGGAACTTCTCGATGACGAAGCTTCCCGACTACAGAGAGATCGAACTGACGTTGAACCGTCAGACAATAGTTGATCAAGTTGCTGCATTCTTGTATGCAACTGGAATTGTAAGAGATGATGAACATGTATGTAATATTCAATTTAAGGAGCTATTCGGATCAAGTGATGTAGAATTGGCTCCCATTAAGGTGTGTCTCAAGAAACACCAAGAAGTAGTTTTAAATAAAATTTAATTAGGTTGTAATCAACCCAAAGGAAAGAACAAATGAATGATATCGTCGATACTGAGGTCGCCGTTGGCGACCGCACTGAAGTGGCTGTCGAAGCCCTTCCGGAAGTCCCTGCCACCGAAGTCCCGGTCGCTCCCGAAGTCACCGAGGAAGGTCACGTCCAAGTCGGTGAAGGCCCCGTCGCTACCGAAATCCTCCCCCTCTAAGGTTACACAGGCAACACCTTAGAGCAACTAGAAGAGGACATACTATTTGCGCAAAAGCTCTCTTAGTCCCTGTCCTCTTCTTTCTTTAGGTAATATGTATACATATAGCCAATATTGTACTAAATTCAAACTAGAACGTTCTCTCAAATCAAAGAAAATGTACCGAATGTATTGTGAAACTATCGCTGTAAGTACTGATTGTTGTGCTGCCATGCCAACCTACCCAATTAATGCAAATCTTTCATTTGCACCTTGCACCACTATCGCAGGATCGGTGCCCTGCCAAAAGAAAGAAACTAAAATGTACGTAGATAACGACAAGCATATCGAGTCGAGCAAGATCAATTATCTCACTCAGCGTGCAGATAACCTCTGGTATGCTCAGCATGACAAACTGCGGAAACAGTTTGGTCTGATTGACGACGATGCTCCTCAGACTGCACAGGAGATTGTCGATCGTATCACTTCGGGTAAGTATGTCCTGAAGGTTGACACGAAGGACAAGAAGAATTATGATCCCGTCCGTTACATCTCGTGGCGTGATCCGACTGTCAAGGCTGATCAGGCTGGTTTCGATGCAGCGATGAAGCTCTTCGAGAAGGCCAAGCAGGATACGATGGATATCATCGCTATCGACACTCCGATGAATGCTCTGGCTGCCGTGAAGGCGCTGGAGGCTTGGACTGTCCCGGCTGTTACGCCTGTTGTGTAAATATTGTCTGATGTGAGTCCGACATAACGAAAGCTTCTAGGCTTTCAGACAAAAGAAGAACCCCGCTGGCTTGCGCTGGCGGGGTTTTTTGTGTCTGCTTGGATTGATAGCTGACTATTTACGGTATTATAATACCTATGACAGGTTTTATTGATTACCCGGAGATTCCGTTTGTAAAAATCTCGGGACATCTTCAGTAGAACGTGGAGTATTATTCAATCTTTGTTCATCTGTGAAATCACGCCTAGTCTGGACATTTCTAGCTTCGACTTCACCTTGTACTCTTCTATATTTTGTAAAAGCTACTTCAGGACTATCCTTAAGAAATGCAGATTGCGAAGCTCCTCCGGTAAACCCTTCATGAGCTTGAATGAAATGTTGTGCCTCATGAAGAAGAACTCCTCTGAGGAATTCAGGATCGAGGTCTTTATTGAAAGACATCCTATTCTCACTGAGATTAGCTGTTGCTATTGCACTAGGATTCTTATGTTCAGCTATATTGACATCCTTCAAGAAAGGGTAGGCCTCATACAAAGCAGGATGATCTAAGATATCTCCTAGTTTCTGATTAGGTTTAACATCATAAGTGACGTTAGCTTCTCCACCCGTTCTAGGATCATTAGGAATATAATTCTTATCAAAACCACTTTCTTTTAGTTTAGCATCCTTACCGGGTATTTCGAATCTCCATTGACCATCCGCACCCCTCATCATACCAGTAGCTTTCCAGATATCATCAGGGTGTTCTCCTAATGATTCCATCACAGCAGCAGTACCTAACTTACCGACATCCAATGTCTTAGCTCTTACACCAGCTAAAGATAATCCACCACCAGAGAAGGACATACCAAGATTCATGGCAGTATCTATTTCTTCAGGAGTAATTTTAAGTTTACCAGTCTTGATGTAATCCTCTGCTGTTTGCTTATCGGCTACAGGAGTGATTAGAGGTTTAAATGTATTCTTATCCTCTAACGTCTGAGGAGATACTTCAGCAGAAGAATCTTTCATCTGATCATTAGTAGGACTTTGAATATTATCATCATACTTGGGGTCCCATTCAGCAGCAGCACGATGAAAGTCATCATCGTAGTATGCTCCCATACTAGTACCGATACCCATTAGCTCTTGTAACCTTTATGCGGAGGTTGTCTAACTCTATTTGCATGACGGGAGACAGCCTTGACACGAACATGTCGTAGAGAGCCTGTCGGATGATAGCCCACATGATCTAATTCCTTACCATCACCTTTCTTGACAATACCTTTCTTCATTGCTTTACGACGTGCTGCATTCCTTGCTTCACGTCGTTTTACCTGAGCAGGAGTATCTTCCCAAGCAGTTTCTTTCTTGTAATTTCTCATTTCTTATTGAAATCTCCGAAAGTATCCTCTAACCGTTTCTGAGGCTTACGAGAAGCAGCTATGGCATCTGCTATAGCCTTAGGAAGACCAGAGTAGTTACCATTAAGATCAGCGCCATACTCTTGAATAATCCGGAGTGCATATGCATCTGGATCACCACCGAAGGACTGCTGCATCGTAGAGAGATTACGTAGAACTGTGTTAACTTGATCTACCTGCTTCTTCACTTGCCAGATATAACTATCCGGAGGTGGACGGTTAGTTGTAGTTCGACTATCTTGACCTACAATTGGGGATAGAGCACCTTCTTTATCGCGTAGCGTTAATTGATGGTATTTACTGTCGTAATCGAAGAAGAGATTATCATGACCAGTAAAATGATTGAGATTACGGACTGAATCTCCGAAGAGATCACGTCCTACACTTTCAACCCAGTTACGATACATATTACCAGCAGCTTCATCACTCTTAGCCATCTTGGCTACGCTGGCAGTGATGTCAGGAGAAGTCAGACGACTCCATACTGCATACTTACCTGGGACAGTCTTGTGAGTTATAGGATCGACATAATCTTGATTGAAATTACGAAGAAGGTTTTGACCTTGAGGTGAATAGAAGTATCTAATCACATTAGCTTTATCAGCATCAGGAGCGTTGGGATTACGAAGATCATCTACCAATCCGATGACACTATCGTAGTATTTAGGATCTTTAACCTTAGCTTTCTTAGCTGCTTCGATATGATCCGAAGCAGTAGTAGGTACACCTGTTGCAGCAAGGTTAGGTTGAATACGGGCATCCAGAGCATTGTCATTAAACAAAGCTCTAGCTTTGACATCCATATCCTTACGGAGAGCATCTTGAACAACTAGTCCAGTCCAATTAGGACCCATGGTATCTAAGAATACCTTACTCTTAGCAGCGTACTGACCTATGTCAGTTTGAAGAACATTAGCTTTAGTATCATCAAGAATGGCTCTAGCTTGATTCATATGTGAATAAGCTGCACCTGCATCTTTATTCTTCAATGCATCATAAACTAGATCATAAGCACTAGCTTGACTTTTGATGATGGCATCTGTCTTATCAGCACCTATATCTGAAGCATAACTATTACCATTGACTAGCTGATTACTACGAGCTTTCATTTGAGCCATGAAGGCATTCTTCTGCTGAAGAACTAACGTAGCAAGTTGTTCAAACTGAGCATCTGTAGCTTGTTT